AACCGTGCTTTTTGACGGTGAGGGAACAGGAGTTTCTACTGCTAATCTTTCCGAAAGCGTTTACAACTTTGAGAAGATTAGGATATACATAGGTGAATCTTCGGGGAATTACTTTCTTGAAGAAAAAACACTCAAGGTGCTTACGAATATCACCGAGTTTAACCTTGGTTTCAACACGGGTGCGGTAAATGCTTTTATAGTATCTGCACATTACACTGTTAATCAAACTAGCATAACATGTGATAAAGTGCTCGACTTGAAAACAAACTACACTAATGGAACTACCCTTACGATTGAACATTCATCAATCTTGCGAAGCAACATTCATAAAGTCGTCGGCGTCAACCGCATAGCAGGAGGAAACTAACATGGGAGCCCCATTAACATTTCAAGACCTTCTTTTGACCATCGCAAAGGGCGATACGGGTGCGACTGGCGCCACGGGAGCAACGGGTGCAACGGGAGCCAAGGGCGATACAGGTGCAACGGGTGCTACGGGCGCCGACGGAAATGTTTCCTTCGACGAGTTGACCCCTGGCCAAATAGAGCAGCTACGTGGACAAACAGGTGCAACAGGTGCCACAGGTGAAAAAGGAGACACTGGTGCATCACTCACGTTCGACGACCTCACCGAGGAACAGAAAGCAGAGATTAAAGGCGATACGGGAGCGACAGGGGCAACAGGAGCTACTGGCGCTACGGGTGCAACTGGTGCTTCATTCACATGGAATGACCTTACGCCAGAACAGAAGGCCGAACTCAAAGGTGCTACTGGTGCGACAGGTGATATGGGCGCCACAGGCGCTACGGGCGCAACTGGAGCCACAGGTGCAACGGGTGCTACGGGCGCCGACGGAAATGTTTCCTTCGACGAGTTGACCCCTGGCCAAATAGAGCAGCTACGTGGACAAACAGGTGCAACAGGTGCCACAGGTGCCACGGGAGCAACAGGTCCAAAGGGAGATACTGGTGCAACAGGTCCAAAGGGCGCAACTGGCGCGACTGGACCAAAAGGCGATACTGGGGCTAAGGGGGATACAGGTGCAACAGGTCCAAAGGGCGCAACTGGCGCGACGGGAGCTTCTGTACAGACTGTTCCTCTTGTTGGCGGAACTGGAATCGCAATCCAGGAAATAAATGGAGAAGTTAATGTTTCTCTAATAAACCCTGATGTCAGACTTGGCCCGACAGGCCCGACAGGGCCGACGGGTAGTCGGGGTATTCAAGGTATACAAGGCCCGACGGGCCCGACTGGCCCGACGGGCCCGACAGCAACATACGATTCATTGCCAATAAAGGCAGGAACAGGTATAGCAATCAACGTAGTTAACGGAAAGCTTGTCATCAGCTTGGCATAAGGAGGGCTAAATGAGACCGCTTTCTTTCAATGGCAAGGCGCTTACTAGGACAGTGGACAACTACTGGTACAATTATGCTGGGTTTTCATGGTTTAGGACAACTTTTAATTCTCAACCATATAAATTTTTTGGCGATGACGTGTGGACTGATGGTACAGACACATATTATTCACATTATAATACATACAAACTAGATAAGAGCACTATGACTTGGTCCCAAGTGGAAATCGGCGGCCCGAGCATGCATGGTGTAAATATATGGCATGATGGTGACAACACGTACTATAACGAGTACGATGACCCTAATTGCTATGTATGGGCGTGGGATAAAAGCAATAAGAGATTCAACGTCACCGACAGAGTCAAGCAAGACTATGTTGTGCAGGGTCAAGATGTATGGCATGCTGGTGGAAATGTGTATTTCTCGATGAATACTGGGACAGGTGTAGACCCAGCGGACAACCTTGTATGGGACCGTTCTACGAGCAAATGGGTTATACAAACGTGGAATTTCAGTGTTCCACTGCAGCACCCTCTTGGACTAGTTGGGCGCAATATATGGCACGACTATAACGGAAATACATACACTGGCGACTGGGATGGCGATAATAATTTCCTCCGCCTATACAAACTAAACCTATCGACCTCTACATGGGATGAAACATCTATTGATGGACATCAAGATGTACGGGGCATAGATATATGGACTGACTACGACGGAAACATGCAGTACTCTGCTGGGTTGAAGCAGTACACGCTGGATAGAACATCAGGGAGATGGGTTTCTCGAAATGCCTGGTTATTTATCCCTTCTAACGTTATTGGCGACCAGTTCAACCCAGTCGGAGACTACATATGGACGGATGGAAGCAATATATATTATTCGTATAACGATGCCTACAATAACCAGATAAACTACGTTCTCAAGAGGTAAAAATGCCGTACATTCTTACATATGATGGAAAACCTATAGACTGCAGGAGTCACGTTTTTATTGGCAGTCTATTGCCTAAGACATGGACATGGTCTTACCCTAGGCCAAGTACATTCAACGCAAAAAAAGTATGGCTTGATGCAGACGCCACTCATTGTTATTACTCGGACGGAAATACACAGCTAGCACTAAGCAAGAGTACATCAACATGGACTAGAATTGTATGGAGCGGAGAAAACAGGGCCGTTCCTACATATTCTGAGTTTGCTGAGAACATTTGGCATATGTCTGGCAAGACTTATTACAGTGGAGGAAGCAGTAATAATCAGTATGCCCTTGGCAGTTACGGTCAATGGAACAGAAGGACATGGCAAGTCGATACTGGAATGACTGTTGATATGGATGGAATGAACGTATGGACTGATGGAACTACTTTCTATCACTCTCGCAACTCTAACCAAAGACGTTTTGACGAAACATATTTTATGTGGAAACGAAAATCATGGAGTGGAATAGGTTCATTCAAGGGCATTAATGTATGGACAGACGGTCTACACATATACTGCTACTATGATGGATATACATATATGCTTAGTGGAAGCACATGGACACAGCAAACGTTCAGTGGGTTCAACTCAATCGACGATGTGTCTAAGATTTGGCATTATGGAGATAAAACATTCTATTCTACTGGTAGTGCACACTATATGTTAGACCCGTCATCATTCACATGGTATCAAGTAGACTTTGGTGCTAACTTCTCAGGTGCAGACGTATGGACTGACGGCGATGGCGTATATGTAGGTGCCGATTATGAAATAAGCACTACTCATCCAGAAGGATACACATTTATAAGGAATTCATAACCAATGACTTTCAAGTGCCTTATCCTGGCAATAGCCATAACCCTAGCGGCCTGGTTCATGGGGCCGCACAAGAAATGAAAGGAGAGAGCCTTATGGGCAAGATTTATTCAGTTGGAATGACAAAGAATCACTTCGACGTGGCGCCTGAGCACGGGCGCACGCCTTTCTATGTTGACGCCAAGCACGACGGTGACAACATAGACGACAAGAACCCGCTGTACAATGAAATTACTGGGCTTTATTACCTGTGGAAGCATCATGGCGACACGGACTACATCGGCCTTGAACATTACCGCAGGGCTATATGGGACCGCACGGGAAACCATCTTCTTGAACCTGACGAGATAAGCGAAATCTTGAAGACGCACGATGTCATCCTGACGGATAACTATGTGTACTTCGCTGGAACAATGGACCGATACTGCCTTCCTTTCAATTATTACACACATCACCTTGAGCACATGAACGAGTACATGGATGGCTTCGGAGATTTTTACAGAACCTTTATGTGTACTCATTACCCGTCGGAGTTCAGCTGGACTAACATGTTCATCGCAAACACCGACATTGCCGACGAATACTGCCGCATGGTCTTCCACATGTGCGACAGGGTGAAGGCGCCTGCGGGGGCACAGCGTTTCTATGGCTACGCTTGCGAAAAACTTTGGTCGCCATGGGCCGCATTCAAGGGGCTCAAAGTCTATCATGGCCGAATTCATGTTTACAGTGACAAACCAAAAGACGCCAATTATTAGTATATTTTTGGTATAAAAATGGAGAGAGTTTTATGAGTACATTAAGCGTTTGCCTTATCGCAAAAAACGAGTCCGAAGTAATTGGCCGCTGCCTTATTTGTGCAACATCGTTCGCCGACGAAATCATCGTGGTTGACACTGGTTCGACTGACAATACCAAGGAGATTGCTGCGAAATACACGGACAAGATTTTCGACTTCCCGTGGATTGACGACTTTGCCGCAGCAAGGAATTTCAGTTTCAGCAAGGCCACAAAGGACTACGTCATGTGGCTCGACTGTGACGACATCATCGACCACGAGCAGCAACAGCGCATCGTCAACTACAAGAAGAAGTTGCCCGAATATGAATGTGATACCTTCATGGCCAACTACCAGGTCGGCGCTGGCCAATCCAATGCAGTTACCAGAATCGTAAGGAATGGCACTGCGAAGTGGGAAGGCTTCGTCCATGAATACCTGGCCACCCGTGGGAACAGGATTCCCCTTGACTTCACCATAACGCACGGCAAGCCGCAGAAAAGCATCGTGCGTGACACTGGGCGCAACCTTCGGATATTCGAGGGCAAGCTGGCCGATGGTGTAAAGTTCAACACAAGGGACACCCTTTACTATGCCAAGGAACTCTACTGGAACGGCCATAACGAGAAGGCCCTTGAATGGTTCGGCAAGTTCTTCGAAAGGCCCGACAAGTGGATTGAGGATTCAATCGAGGCAACGAGAATCAAGGCCGACATATTGGGCAAGCTAGGGCGCCATGAAGAAATGGTTGAATGGCTTGCGTCGGCCATCGTGAAGTATGGCATGAACAATCGCCTAATGTACATGTGCGGGCTTGGCCTGTACAACCAGAAGAAGTATGATGCCGCCACAATGTATTTCCTGTCCGTCGTAAACGGCACTGGCTTTGACAGCGAGTTCTTCAAGGACGGGAACGATTACAGGTTTCACAGTCTAGTTTGGCTGAGCTGCTGCTTCTGGTATCGTGGAAAGAAGGATGTCGCCAAGCAGTTCCATGAGCAGGCAAAGGCGATTAAGCCGAATTCTCCTGTCGTGCTAAACAACGACAAGTTTTTCAATGGGGTTTAACCATGCATTTCTACATACAGCATTTTGACAAACCAGTTTACCACAAGGAAGGCTCGTTCTACGTTCTCGACAAGGAACTCCATGTGACGGTCGCAGACGAGATGGGACTAAAATATATATTCACATTGTATCCTGGATTCGAATGCGATGGCGGGTCTGTCCCAATTATCTTCCGCTGGTTCATGCCGTCATGGGACGATGACGTGCCGTTGCTGAATGTTGCCTACATGCTCCATGACTGGCTCTATGCAAGCCGTGAGATGTGCAAGGCTTACGCAGACGACCTGCTGAGTGGCCTGCTCCGTGATGCTGGCTACAACAGGTTCCATGCATCGACGGTTTGCTGGGCAGTGGAAAACTTTGCCCGTGGTCACTTCGGAAGCGACGAGAATCACATCGCCGACCTGGGCAAGTTGGAGATAGCCGCCTGATTGTAAATATTTTTTAACAATTTATTTTTGGCGACCTATTGACTTTCCTCATGCTATAAACTATATTACAGGAAGACCAATTAACCATGATGGTAAAAATGAAAAAGTATTCCAAAGAATTCACTGACGCAGTTAAACATATTGTTGGCGGTTTTAACCATGGCGCCGTTGACAAGCTCATGATGTGCCCTATCGGCTCGACAAGGGAAATTCCTCGTGAGGCAGAAGTAAAGCATGCAGCCGAGCGTGTCCTTGAAGACGAGATTGCCAACTTCACTTCCAGAAAGGAAGCAGTAGAGGAAGTAAAGGCGCTCAATAAGTCGCTTGGCAAGAAGACGACAATTCCGAATCCGGGCAACCTTCCTGAATTCCTTGACAAGTATTCCTGGACAGGTGGCGACCTTTTCTTCTACGATGAATCGGTTAGCCTGGACGAGGCAGTCAGGGCGTGCGTAAAGGACGCCTATGTAGACCTGATTACTGGCCTATAACAAATTTACGACCATTGGGTTTCGGGCGCCCGCCTTCCCCTCATTGGTCTGAAACGGTTCTACTCAGGCGGGCGCCTTCACGTTTCTTCTTTAACCTCCATACAACAACAAGGCGGTCCAATCGGGCCGCCTTTCTACGTTAGTCGTTGCTGTACTTGTCCATCAGTTTAAGGATTTTGATGAGTGCTAAGATGGCCTTCTTCCATCCTCCGTGGGCCTTGTAAATGAAATGGACCGTTTCATGTGATTGCGTGTTGAGCCCAATGAAGCGCCCAGGCTCGCCTAAGTCTTCATAGTGTTCTTCCCGCAGGTCAAGATGATGCACGGAGAAGCCAGTGCTCAACGGGCTCCCGGTGACGGGGTCCGTTTTTTGCGTGGCCTTCACATGGCGACGAAATTTTATCCATCGGGCCGAGCGACGAAATTTAGTCTTCCTAGCCTGGGTCTTATTATGGGTTCTTTTGTATTTCATCCTTGCTACCCCATGGGGTCTTCTTTCGGGATAGTATTTGATTCTGCGCCAAATATGGCATCAGCCTCGCACTCGATGCACAAGGCGGTTCCCGTGACCAAATCAACTGCATAGGCAGGCTTTCCGCACTTTTGGCAAACGATGCCTTTATGCATCATGTCTGGATGCTCCTTGCTCCACTTGGTTGCAATGGCAATCCACTTCGCTTTCTGTTCATCAACTGTCTTACTCATAATTCCTCCTAGATACGACAAAAGTCTTCGAGGTCCAACCTAGGCTTTGGTGGCAAGTCCTTGAACATTTTGTCGCCGATGCACCAAAGGCATTCGAATTTACCTTTCACTATGTCAGTAATACCAGGCAATTCCCTTCCACAAGTGTCGCATATTTCATTATGAACGACCGGGGTATTCATTGCCTTGGCAATCCATTCCAGCTTGCTATCTTCCCTGTTTTTCATTTTCAAGCTCATGACTTCTCCTTGTCCTTTTCCTCTAAAATTTCAACAATGGTTTTCATTATGTCAACCCCTGCGCCACATATTATTCCAAGGAATGTGATGACCCATATCCATCGTTTAAGCATCTTTGCTTCCCCTAGGCTAGCCTTTCGATGGCCCGCTCGAGAATTTGCTTCCGGCAGTTGTTGCACAGGCACTTCGTTTCTTCTCCAAGGTAGACAGCCGAGATGTTTACAACGCCAGAAAGATACTTGTCACCTACATAGACGCTTTCGATGAACATAGTTCCTGGCTCCTTGCTGATGTTCTGGCCGCAAATGTCGCACTGGACTTGCTCGTAGCTGACTATGGTCTTCATTTATTTCTCCACTTCTTCAACATATGCTGTAACCGAAACGACTTTATCGAATTCCAGCTCATTGCCTGCATGCCGTATTAGCGTTAATACAGTTGGGTGTACAAGGTGAGTCCGAAGTTCATCCAAGTCCTTAGTTGCAAAATTCATTTCGCCGATTTGGACGTTGTAGACGTGCTCTTCTCCATTCTTAGTCTTTACTGTCATGACTACCTTAAACGGGCCATTTATCTCCCAATGTTTGTCATGCAAGTATTCTAGAATTGCTGATTCAGGGGCATCACAATAGTACGTAGTGGTAAGCTCCTGGCCTTCAAGAGGGATTTTAAAACACCAAGACTTACATTCTGCATGATGCTTGGGCTTCTCCGCAACCAGCAGATTAGGGGACCACCAAAAAGCATTATCTACCGTGAATCCTTTAGTTTTCATTTTTACTTCCTCCTGGCCCAATCCATGCTTCTGCCTTCAAGGATGAACCTGTCGTAAATGTGATACGGACTTTGCGTGATGTAGTACTTGCTAGGACATTCCCTGAACAAGGCTGTCGGCAATACTTCTACAAGCCATGGCTTTGCCTGAACGTCGTCCTCGTTGATTCGTTTTAGGTCATCGAGCGTCACGTTGTTCTGTGCAGCCCATTCCTTGAACTTCTTGCAGTTTAGCCAATAAAAGCTTCCACAAGGATGGTCCTGGTATCCTACGTCGGCAAGTTCGCCAAGGTGACCAGGCAATGCGGCAATGTAAGGATTCAGCCAAGAACGGTCGGAACATGTGATGGCACAGTTGATGATGCTGTCGAACGGGTCCATATCCAGGCAATAGCTGTACATGAGGAAGGACCAGTACGCAACATTTTTGAGTCTAAATTTGTCTGTGTACTTCTTTCCTTTCCAATGGGACCTATACAGATAGTCGCAGTTACCTAGGAGTGCCTGTGCCATGGCCTCGACAAACGATGCGTTCTCGCCTCGGCTAACGTCGTTCTTGATGCGGACAACATAGCATCCGTCGAACTCGGGCGGGACAGGATAGTCACTTGCGTAGAAGATGATAATTTTCTTGAACAGGGGCTTGGCCTTCTTGAACACTTCGAGGTGCATGCGGTCCATTTCTGTCCATTCCTCGTTAGGGCGCCAGACATGGAAAACCCAACAACTGTTGGGCGGGACCTTCTTTACTTGAATTTCTGGAATCTTGTACTTGTCCCAATATGGATATTTCTGGGCCAACAAATAATTAACGTAGGTCTTACCCTTGATGGCGGGGCTCTTGATTTTAGATGACATAGCTTTTTCTCTCCACCATTAAAATACACTTTTTAACATGAAAACCAACGGAAGAATCCGTTGGCTTTTGTGGGACCCGCACATCCTAGTTTATCCATCTCCATTTGTGCGAGTCAACCCTAGTGGAAGCCCAAGGAAATTGACAGACAGAAAGAGAACCATGGACTCCCGCTAGGACCCAGGCCGAAGCCTGAACCCCAGGAAGGTAATCATGAACACATTGAAATGGGCCGTCTATTTATTGTCGGTCGGCCAGTCGACATAGGTGCGGTGGCTGGATTCGAACCAGCGACACGGGGTTTATCAGACCAAAGTAGCCCATCACTTTCGCAACCAAAAGGAGAAAATTCGGATGGGCGTTTTCCTGCTCTACCGCTGAGCTACACCACACTTTTAATTAGGTATATTAGAACGGAAGGTCCGTTTCTTCAAAGCTGGCCGCATTTGTTGCAGCTGGTGTTGAAGCTTCTGGGCCAGGAGCTGCTGCGTCTTCCTTGGCACGGATGGCCACTCCGTCAGCAAGCTTGTAGTCCAATGCACCATCAAGCATCCATGCGGGAACATCGTCATTGGCAACGTCCTTTGCAGTCTTTGACGCAGGGGAAATGCTTACGATGTCGTTGAACGTCTTGCCTTTCTTGGAAGTCACCTGGTTGACCATCAGCTTGCCCTTCTTTCCGATGAACTTGCTGATGTCGAAATGGGCGCCTTCTGCATCGGCCACGAGGATGCCACCTTTCTTCAAGATGTCAACGATTGTCGGCCAATCGGTCTTGTTGAACCACTTGGCGACTTCCTTGCGGAATACGGAGCGTTCGTCTGCGCAAAGCTTCCAACGCTTTCCGAGGAGGGTGTGTACAAGGCCTTCGCCGTCAGCAAGCTGCCAAATGAGCTGCACCTTCGGGCCATGGTCGTCACCTTCGAAAACGTGGGGCTTAATCACATAGCCACGTACGACAGCATCATAGACACCTTCTTCCAGAAGAAACTTTGAGGTGGTTTCCCCGCTTTCAAAAGCTGCGAGGGATTCTGCATCGAGGGTTAAACCGAGATTTGCTTCGTTATTCATAGATTACTCCTATTGAGAATTGTTTACACCAGCACGGTGGGTTTCTGTTCTGGGCCGTGCCCCTTCGAATTCATGTCCTTAATATAGAATATTTTCGGGCAAAAAGTAAGAGAAAATTGTAAAACTTTCGTTTACAAAAGTCTTGCCGCCATCCTTGTAAACTCGTCTACGAAGTCGGGGTCAACACACTGCACCAGGCGGTCAATGTACATGAAGTCGATGTCGTTACGTTTCAAGTAGGAAAGGATGGAGAACGAAGTCATGTTCCTTTCGCCCTGTTTCATTTCTGACAGGCTCTTCTCGGCCCATCGGAGCATGCGTTCCTGTTCTTCGCTTCTGTTTACTTGTGGGCCATACTGCTTGTTGAATGCGCTTACTGCATGCCTGAAGTCGATTTCGTTGTGGGCCCTTTCACGCTCTTCATCTACCTTTTTCCAGTCTATCGAGTACGGCTTTCCTTTAACATACTCGGAACGGTAAGGCGACTTTTCTTCCCTGATGATTGGAATGAGCTGTGCATGGCCACGGTCAAAGCATGAAGGGTCGCAGCCCCATTCATTGACCATTACTTTCTTGAAGTAGTAGTCTTGCAAGTCACAATCGAGCGGCTTGTCTAGCGGGACTATGACACGGAAGCGGTCATAGGAGCCCTTGTATCCATGGGAATGGCTTGTATACAATGCGTAAGAAAGACCCTTATGGTCAGCAATCCACTCGTCAATGCTGCATGAGCTGTCATAGTCCAGTTGGAGGAAGTAAAGGCTTCCGATGTTTGCACCAATGTACTGTGCCTTCATCGTGACTGGATTGCGAACTGGATTGGGCACCAGGGTCCCGTAAATGCTAAGCGGGGCCTCTTCCTTGTTTGCACATACGAACGGCTTCCTCAAAAGGCGAAGCCAACTTTCAGCCGATGGCGTCCAGTGCCAAAGGCTCTTATCGTAGAAATGTTTTCTAATAAGTATATCCATGATTACCTCTAAAATAGAACTTCTGCTTCAATTTGGCTACTTTCTTGTTTTGGAACAGGAGAAGCTGCCGACAATAGTTTATCACCTGTCGATTCCTTCGGCCTGACTCCTACTACAATCCTAGGCCCTCTATGAGGACGCACATTCTTGATGAATTTGTACTTCTTGATTAGGTGTTCATTGAAGTGTTCGAATGTTGCCAAATCCTTGTATGTAGTATGGTCGGTCATTGCACGGAACTGCTTGTACAGTTCTGTCGGCTGGCACTGGAATGTTTCTCCGATGTCAAATCCGTTTGTAATGATTTCATCGTAAACATCCTGCTCGATGCTGCTGCTATTAAGCACATGCTCGTATGTAGATTCTGGCACATCGAATAGAGCACGTGTAGGGCAAAGACGTGCATATTCGGCCTTGCACTGGTTGAGGAATACTGGGAATTCGGAAAGCAGGTCAGTTTCGAAAGTGCTCGACCCGAGGAAAACAGGGCGTCCATCCTTGTATCGGCAAAGGTTTCCATTTGCATCAACCTTGCAGAACTGCTTCATGTATTCCTCTTTCATTTCGGTCTTTATGATAATCACTCGGCTTACTTCATGGTCGGCATCTGTGTCGATGCAAAGAGCCGTATTTCCGTTGGCGATTACCTTGCACTGCAGACGTGCAGAAAAGGAATTCTTGCCTTTATATTCGATGTCGGCCATTCCCTGTCCAGTAATCATGTGCATCTTTGTCGGCTTGATGAGGTTAGGATTCTTGTTGTCATCAATGACTACGAGGCGCTTGTTCCAAATCTTTGCCAATGCGAACTGGTTGTTGAGGGAATCCTTCTGCAATGCAGTTACAAGGTTAGAGCCGAGGAACTGGCTGATTACATTGGTGACGACAGACTTTCCAGAAAAGCCGTTCTTGTCATATACATAGAGCATTTGACGGCCATTGTTCTTGGCATCCAGGACACCCCAAATGAACGCCTTGAATATTGCAGCGTCGTCTTCCGAGAAGCGCTTCATGTAGAAGTCCCATGTCGGGCATTCCCCTGGCTTGCAGATGTTTTCTATGTCAAGGTAGTTAAGGGCTGGCTCATCAATGGAATTGCTGAACACCTTCGGCATTGGAATCATATGGCCTTCCTGTGCGGCAATTACACGAAGGTTTCCAGCGATGAACTTGATTGGGTCCAAAGTGGTCGCACCGTCGGCAAAGTAGCAACTGGTCGCAGTCTTGACTTCGTATGCGTTTTCACCCTCTCCAACCTTCCTTGTTATCAATGATACCATGAGTGTGGCATTTGTAAGCATTGCCGTCGGAAGATTAGAAGTACACCATTGAGCCCACCTTGACGTGTTCCTGATGTTGTTCAGTTCTGCCGTTGCACGTTCGAGCTTGCGTTCGTATGCTATGTTGATGAAGTCCAGAAGGTTCTCGGCACCTGTCCCGTAGTCCTCATCAATCTTGATTGTCTTGCAAACTGCAGCAATGGTGAGGTCTATGTCCTTTTCGGAACTTCCGATATACACTGGATACATCCTTCTGCCATTGGTAGTGATGAGCATGAGAAGGCTACCGTCGGCATCGTTTACGGCGAACTTGAAATACTTGAACAGGCCTTCGTCCACCTTGTTCCATTTCATGTTGTGCTTGAAAAGGTCAGACTGGATTGCAACAAAGCTGGTATTGTCAATGAAGACACCCTGGTTTTGTCTTTGGGAGTTGTTTCGTTTCAGTTCGCTTATGAAGTCGGATACTTGCTGTTCGGTGACACCTGGGACCTGGCCCATGGTTGTGCATGCCTGCAAATACTTGGCGTACACTGTCTGCGGATTTACGGCTTGCTTTCTTCCTGTTGCTTCCCTGACTTCGCCATTTGCGAAATTGAAGTTATGGGCGAAGTAATTCTTGAAATTGTCCATGGTCTTATCGGCGCCTCTTACTTTTCGATGATAGGTAAAGTGGTTGCAAGGAATTTGGCTATACCTGGTTCTACATCATTATATGTATTAGCCGTCATTTCCATAACGAAGTTGTCAAAATCCTCTGCAGTTCCGATGCACTGCCTTACATGAATCCTTATTCTTTTTCCTGTGGGCCAGCAATCCTCAACACGAGAAAACCCAACAGGGGTTCCGTTAAGAAACATTATGATACCACCACGACGGCAAGTGTATGATATCCAATCGTACTTATCCGTTCCTATTCTTCTTAGAGATGTATGCATTAAAAGGTCACCGCTGCAAACATATGATGCGTAACCCGACAATTTATTTTTCATAATTCACTCCATTGGGCCATATAAACTGAACGGCCCGTTGTGAAGCCACTACTCAACACAACAGGCCGTCAGGTGAATTATGAAAATCTGTCACCAGGCAACTGGTATCCGAAGTAGTGGTTCGGTTTTATGTCCTAAATATACTATTTGTTTATAGCTTTTGCAATATGCTGGAAGCACTTTTTTGACGTTTCGATTGTAAATCTTTGTTAACATTCATAGACATGGTGCCAATTATTTAATTAGGTATGTTGATAAGTTGTTTATAAGTTGTTGATATCCTGTTGAGCTCCACCCGCTCCACCCCCGCTCCACCCTGTGCGCCACCCTGTTTTGGGTCAAAAAGTGCCCTTTTTAGCTCAAAAACGCCATTTTTTAAAGCGCTCCACCCGCTCCACCCACTTTTTTAGTCCTAAGAAAAAATAAAATCATTATTCTATTATAGAAAAGGCCTAGAAATTTTTATAGGAAAGGCCCCATGGGTTTCCATGGAGCCTAATTTAATCCAGTTTGGCCTCATTACATCCTGCGTCCGCCTCGTGCGACCTGGCGCATGTGCATGATAAGGTCCTTGCCATGGAGTTCTCCTGGGGCGCCTCCTTGACCGCCCTGGCCTGGTCTTCCGATGGCCTGCTTCTTCGGGGTCACCTCAGTCGTTGTCTGGGTTTGGACCTCGGCCTGTGAAACATTTTGTGAAACATTTTGTGAAACATTCCGTGAAACATCGTTGACCTCGTGGGCGATGGCATGGAGTTCGATGAGCATGCTTACTGGGTCATTGTTCGGCTTGAATACCCTGCCGAACGTATTGCGGTCGGAAAGTATCTTGTCGAGCACACGGACGCCCGTGGTGCCATTTTCGAGCAGGAACGTCCTGACTGGCGGAACGCTGTCAAGGAGCTCGCCCAGGCCGTTCTTGGTAGCCGTGGCGATGTTCTTGCGGAAAGTGGTTGCCTGGGCCTCGTCGGTGAACGCTTCCTTGACGGATTCCTGGAAACCGTTGATGGCTTCCTGGCGACGCTCGTTCTCCTCCTGCTCTTCCTTGGCGGCCTGGTCGGCCTTTGCCTTCTCCTCGGCGGCCTTGGCGTCACGTTGCTTCAATACTTCGTCAACACGGTCTGCGGCAAGGTAGTTGATGTACTCGTCGTCCGTGTCGAAGTCCTTGCGCTTCTTGACCTGCTTGGGCGACTTCAATTCCTCGATGGACTTTTTGAGGCTTTCGATTTCGGCGTCCCTGGACTTCAAGGCTTCCTCGAACTTGCTTTCACGCTTGGCCAGCTGCTTGCGGAAAGCAAAGGCGGCCTTTTCCTCCTTGGTAAGGTTGGACAGGTCTTTCTTTTCCTTGGGCGGCTCGTCGGCCTTTGGCGGCTCTTCCGTGGGCGTTTCTACCTTTGGTTCTTCCTTGGGCGTTTCCACTGGGGTTTCAACCTTCGGCGGTTCCTCCTTTGGAGTTTCCTGTGCAGGCGTTTCCACCTTCGGTTCTTCCTTTGGTGGCTCGGCCTTCGGGGTTTCTACTGTTCTTGCTTCGGCTTCTTCACGTTCATGGATTTTATCTAGGAATCCCATAGTGCTTCTCCTATTTTAAAGTATTTCCGAATACGTCGGATGTTAAGTTAATTTCAGAAAGTTCTACCAGTGTTCCCTGGCGTTTAAGGCGGCTCTTGTCACGCAGGTATACCTTGGCCGCATTGATTACGCTGTTGCGGACGTATACGAGGATGGCTGGCGGGTCCATTTCCAGGTTGGCCCTGTCCGATGCCTTGATGGCAGCTATAAGCATTTCCCCGAAAAAGTCCTCGTCTTCCGCAGTGGGCCTGATAAGCTTGCCTTTGCGGACCATTGTCGCTATGCCCCACCGGGCGATGTTGTAGTACATGTTGCCGAGCTGGCTTTCGAGCTCGGGCGTCAATGTGCCTTCACGGCGCATGACAAGTGCGTCACGCAATGCCGAGGCCCATTCGCTCTTGACAGTAAAAGTAATAGGTGTCATAAATAACTCTCTCCGCAATTAAAATACATTTATTGTTTATAACTCAGTCACCCATCATGCGAAGAGCTTTCTTTCTCTTTGCCGCCGATATTTCCTTGAGGTTGGCTTCCATCTTCGGGTCGTCGCCAAGGTAGCGCTCGACGTAGGTCAAGGCCGCAGCATCGCCGATGTCTGGTGACATTTTGAGGACAGCACGAAGGTCGTCCTTTGGAATAAGTAGTAGGCGCCCAGAATTGTCACGCAGCCATGTGGTCGAACACATTTGCCTTTTGAGTTCCGGGGCCAGCTCGAACTCGTCAACATAGAGGCCATGCTTAACCCCTTCGGCCAGTCCGAACCACATGTATGCACGCATGTTGGCGTAGTCCTTCCTGAACTCTTCCGGGGCAGCCTGGGCGAAATGTATTTGCTCGCAACTTATTTCGTATTTCAATGTATTGTACTCGTATGAACTGAAAGCTGCGTCCATGTACAGCTTGTCTATGCGCAGGCGCTTGTTGGATTCCCTGATGAGCCTGACGCACTGTTCGTGGTCGATGCCGTTAAGCTTCCACATTTCCAGCACCTTGTTGCCCTGGCGCTTGAAGAATGCACTGCCGTCACGTTCCACGCCTTCGCCAGCGTCGAATCCGGCGATGACACGGGTGTCGGTAGAGTCGTTCCCAGGCGGGCCAGGCGGGAAGTCCTTGAGCTTGATGATGGCCGAGTTGCCCAGGTCGGTGCTGATGATGCCGAGGATTTCCTGCTTGTACATTTCCTCGGTCTTGATTTCGGAAAGGATTAGCTCCATTTCCTCTTCGGTGATGTGCGTATTGTCCGTGGACTTGGCGCCTATGATTTCCCAGTCGCACTTGGGGTCGCTCATCGTGATGTTCCACAATGAGCCCTGCCTCGGGGTCGTTGCGCCCACTATCCTTGTCGGGCAGCCCGCATTACGGCAGCACGGGCCCCATGTCGCCAATATGCTTGGCGGGGCCAGAAATTGCTCGTCAAGGATAATCAGGGCTACCCGGCTATAACCACGAACCGATTCGATAGCCTGGTAAAATCCGAACCACACATGGGCGTTTCCCAGGGTCATCATCATTGGGCTTTCACGCCATTCGATGATGTCGTAGATGCCCCAGTCCATCGCCAGGTTCTTTATTTCTGCGTAAAGCGTTTCATGGATTTGGTCATGCGTGGTGCCGCCTATGAGGACATTGCGGCCACGGAGCAGGTATAGCAAGGCAAGGACGGCACAGGCATAGGACTTGCCAGCGCCACGCCCGCAAATGAGGCAGCTCTTTCTCGACTTGCTCTTGATAAGCTTTCGCTGGTGCGGGAGCAGGCCAGAAAGGTCTATTTCGATTTCCTTGCTAATCGACATCAAGTCCTTTAACTGTAATGTTCATGTTGCCGCTGACCTTGTTGTCGCTCTTGACCTCGGCCTTGACTTTCTGCACGGCGTCTTCCGAAGATGCGTAGTCGATGCCTACAAGCTTCATGGCTTCGGATACGACCTTCATGCCTTCCATGTCCAGGCCTTTGAGCGTCTGGACGAAAAGCTTGTCGATGCCGTTGTCAATGGCCTCCTGCAGCATCTTCTTGCGCATCTCACGGCGGATACGCTGGACGGTCTTGCCCTTCTCGCTTGCGGCCTTGGCCTTTTCTTTGTCGGCCCATTGGCCCTTTGCCTTCTCGAATTCTTTTGAAAACCTTGGCATTAGTAACCCCCGCTGAATTTCTTTGCAAGGCGGTCAACGCTGTCCCTGACTTCGTTGCATGCCTCGATGGTCTTGCCCAGTAGGGCCTCGATACGCAATAGGACGTCTGTGTTGTCCCTTGGCTTTTCTTCGGCTGGCTTGGCCGATTCTTTCTTGGATTGTGTCTGTTTAGTCATATATAATCTCTCCATATCTAAAATAATATGCTTTTTCTGGCATAAACAAAATTAAAACGGCATATTATTATAACCGAAGGCCCAGTGGCCGACTATCCACTGTGGCCTCCCCTGAAATGGCAGGCATACCATACTTTGCGATAATGTTCCCCGTTGGACGCACAATGGGCGCAGGCACCATGGATTAGTCACCCAGGTAGTAAGCACTGTTTGATGCTCGGGAAGGTCCCGTGCAGAAATTCCAACACATTTTATTTTTTAGGAGCATTATCATGCCAGAAGTTAAGAATGGCTTCGTAAATGCGAAGCACGTAGAAAGAATTGCAGCCGTAGTTGCTGACAACATGCCGTACTTGGCAAAGTCCCGTTCTGCCCTCACCCAGGAGCAGTTGAAGGGCAAGAAATTTGGTACGTCCTACAACCTGTATCTCCCCCCGCTCGCAACTGTCCGCAAGGGCACTTGTGCGGAACCTGAAACCTTGAAGGAAATCGAGGCTACTGTCTATACCCAGAACGAGCACATGGCTTTCGAGCTTGGCCCGTGGGACAAGGACTGGAACATCGGCGACTTCGAAACCGAAGTTGCTGTCCCGAACGGCCAGTCCCTTGCAGCCAACATCCAGAAGGATATCGTTGACGAAACCGTGTTTACCGCAGCCCAGGCTGTCGTTGGCACGCCGAGCTTCAAGACCCTTTCCGATGCTTCCGCTGCTCTTGACGAAATCTCCGTCGTGGGCAACCTCGTGTCGTTCCAAAAGCCGACGGTGATGGGCACCATCGCAGCCTCTGGTCTTTCGAACTTCGTGCCTGCTCAGGAAGTTGCTGAAATCTACGGCAAGAACTATCTTGGCGAATACGCAGGCGCCTCCCAGGTTCGCTTGAAGGAACTCCCGGAAATCACCACGCCGACTTCTGACGGCATGGCAGCCACCATCAGTGCAACACCTGATGACTCGGGCGACTTCTTCGAACAGATTACCGAAATCAGCGGTGCTGGTATCGTCAAGGGTCTGGCCTATACGGTCGAAGCCCTCGACTCCGACGGCGCTTCTCTCGGCAACGTGAAGATTGTGGACCGTGCTGGCCTCGCTACCGACCAGGATTGGGTTGTGATTGCACAGACCAAGTCCAAGGGCGGCAAGGCAAAGATTCCGTTCCTCCGCATCGCCATCCAGAAGGAAGATGCTGACGGCAACCTCTATGTTCCGAAGGGCGAATCCAATCCGAACGCATGGACCGTCGCTGGCGTTTCCAGCTTCCGCCTGAACCCGATTCTCGAAGCTTCTACGAAGTATTCCATCGGTCAGGTCAGGACTGAAAATGCGCTCGTGTGGGACAGCTACAAGTTCAACGACCTTCCTGGTTCCGAGAACGCTGTCAAGACCGTGGGCGGCGTGACCGTTAAGATGGCCCGCTTCGGCAAGGGCGAATGCCTCACCGAAATGGTCCGTATTGACGCACCGTATGCAACTACGATTCCGCTTGCTCGTGAATGCGTGGTTGTGTACTTCAAGAAGGCATAATGTGGCCATAGGGCTACTCTCTCCAAGGCTCCCTGCATAGGCATGGGAGCCTTTTTATGCTTTCTGGTTGGGCATATTTTTTAGCAAGAGGATTTCATTATGATTTCAGTTAACGAATTAACACAAATGGCATGCGAGCTTTGCTCATTGGTGGAAGCAGGCGAATCCGTAAGGAACGACTCGGCAGGCGACATGTCCGTAGTTTGCGTGAACCTGCTAAACAACATGATTGCAGACCTCAATGCGAAGAACTACATAGTAATGCAGAACGCAACGGTTGACGCCCCGTGCAACAGGGTGACCTACTTCATCAAGGGAGGCGACCCGTCAAGGAATGCCATCGACATGGAACCCCCAGAATCAATCAACGACGTCGCCCGTTCGTTCGGTGCAAGGTTCGTCCCGTTGCAGCCTGGTGACCCGCTTACGATTTCAATGAGCAACTGCATGGGCATCCCGCACGACTGGACGTATTACCGTGAACTCGAAGACTACGAAGTGGACGGCATTGTCCGTCAAAGGCTCGTGGGCAAGCTTGAACTAGACGGAAGGGCCGCTGGAAAGATTAGGATATTCTACAACAAGCCGTTGCCGAAGTATTCGCTTGATGGGCCGAACTCGATAATCTATTTGAGCGACCTGTACAACAACATGCTGTTGCAGGGACTTTGCTATCACCTGTGCATGTACTACAAGCTGGCCGATTACCGCCCAGGGTTTGAACTAGAGTTCGAGAAGGCAAAGACGGCAATCAAGAAAAAGAACTATGCGTCAAGGATGATGCAGCGTGGCGGTGCCCACTTTGCGGACTACCGTGACCTCTATGCGAACGGCATGAATCCTGACTTCACATTCTAGGGGGAGCCATGGGATTGAAGATTTACAATGACCTGATAGGCGCCACCAACAAGGGCAAGTTCCCTGCAATCCAGGGCGCCTCGTGGTCTAGCAACATGTTCCTGGAAGAGAACGGCGGTCAGAACTACATGGCTTCCCTTCCAGGCCTGAAGCTCGAAAGGAACACTGGAATCAGGGGGCGTGTCCAGGGCGTCTATGTCAGCTCGGTTGGCCAGACATCCATTGGCGGTGCCCCGGAAATGTTCGCAGTGGTTAACGGAAAGGTTCTTCGCTTTACGCAGGCCGGGGAAATGTATACTATCGGTTACGTTTCCGTGAACAACGCAAGGGTTTCCTTTGCCGAGTCTGGCGGACTCCGTCCGTTCCTTTTGATTGCCGATGGTCAGAACCTGTTCGCATGGAACCTTACCGAATCATACTGGATGCAAATTCAGCTTCCTCCGAGGGCTATGGGCGAGGGCCAGGTAGCTTGTAGTTTCGTGGCGTGTGTCGACGGGTCAATCGTTGTGAACGACGTGGGAACGAACTACTTCTATTTCAGCACAAGGTTCCCATTGAACACCCCGACCCGCACCGTGTTCGACATGAGCGGCGGCCAAGTTCAGTATGAACCAGACGGCATCACCGTGAAGACGGTGGACTTGCCTAGCGAAAGCATAGTGTTCCTAGATTCATACCAGGTTCCGCAATACCATTCCAGTTATTCCGCAGCCGACAACATCGACGCACTGGCCGCAGTGGGCGACATGCTTTACGTATTTGGAACTGGCACTGTCGAACTTTGGCAACGTGGTTCTGGCGAATACGAACAATGGTTGAGGACAAGCTATACGGCAAACCTTTCTAACGGCGTGGAGGCGCCTTTCAGCGTTGCGGTAAACAAGACCGAGATATTCTATGTCGGTGCCGGGACCAGTTTCGCAAAGGGCGTCATGATGGCATCGGGTGCAGACTACAAGAAAATCAGCCCAGACTGGCTCGACAAGAAGCTGCTGGAAACTGGCTCGCAGAATGCATACGGCTTCTGCTATTCTGTAGGTGAGCATCAGTTCTACGTCCTTCAACTTTCAGGCATTCACGAAACCTGGTGCTATGACGTTTTTAGCGGTCAGTGGCATCAACGGCAGTCAAGGGACCGTATCAACGGAGCCGAGATGCAATGGCGTGTCCAGGGAATCGCATGGTGGAAGGAAAAGTTCTACGCATTCTGTGGCGATGGCGGAGTCTACATCCATGGCGACGACTACTGGAAGGAAGACAATGTCGAGGGCCAGGGCTGGCCTATGATTAGGCATCGCCAGGGCTCAGTAATCGTTGACGATTTCAAGCCTTTCATTCTTCAAGAAGTTTCAGTGGAGATGAACGTTGGAACATGTGACACATATGAAATCAAGCCTATGCTGACGCTGGAATGCAGCAAGGACGGTGGAGAAACGTTCGGCAACAAGCACAGCGTTTCATGCGGACTGGCTGGCGAGTACAGCCACCGTGTTCGATTCCATCTTGGAGGAAGGACGAGGCTTTGTGTTTTGAGGCTGACCTATTCATACCCGACTGACCTCGTGTTAAGCACTGCAAGTATAAGGGCAGTAGGCACTGCATGCATGATTTAGGGGGAATGGAATGATTTATTCAGCCAACATCAACAGGGGTTCTAACCTTGATGCAATAGCTGGCCTGATGGCCGGAACATGGGACGAATACGATTCCCGTGAATGGCACATTGTGAAGACCCCGATGTTCCTTTGCATCACTGGCACGTTCGGTGCTGGCGGGACATACCCGTTGCCATTCAGGTTCGGCATGACAGTCATGGCCGACATAGCATACGGCGACGGGACCAGTGCCCAGAAGATTGTAAAGTTGACGGACAAGGTCATACAGGTGCAGGGCCCTTGCCTTGTAAGGATTATTGCGTTCGGCAAGGCGTCGGATGCACAAAGATTATTTTAGCTGTGAGGTTTCACATGAAACAGGAAAAGGAAAACAAGGACAAGTACAAGGAGCTCATCAAGCGCATGAGGACTTTCAATGAGCTTCTTGGCGACTACCTTGACGCAATCGACATGGACAATGCCGACGAGAAGGAGGAGGATAAGTAGTATGGGAACTTATCGTGACGCAATGAATGAATGGGATGAGCTGGACACCTTCGACAAGATTGGTGCGGCTACTGGTCTTAACCCTATCGCAGGAGGAAACTTCTTCGGTGACCTTCTCGGCCTTGGCAACTCCAAGCAGGTCGATGCCGCATTGGCGAGCTATGACAAGCTGATGGACGAGGCTGATAGTGTTTACACCCAGAACATGAAAGACCTTGGGACTTATGGCACCCTTATCCAAGACACTTATGGAGAAAATGCTGGCAAGTACAACGATGCACTGCAGACATTCCTTGACAGTGCGGTCTATCAGGGTAAGGACTTCAACTACACTGGCGACATCAACGACTTCTATTCCAAGTTTGCAAACCAGCGTGCCCAGCAGGCAATGGACGCCATCCGTGGAACCTATGGCGACATTATGTCGTCCGAGTTCGCAAATGCCATGGGAGCCAAGCAGCAGGCATTGGCCAGCGAGGAATGGGAAAAGGCCTATGATAAATTGCTCCGTGACAGGCAAATGAAGTTGAGCGAATGGCAGGCCAACCAGACCAACCAGTGGAACAACTACAACGCACAGCAGGACCGCTACAAGGCAGCCGTGGAAGCATACGGCAACGACAGGAATGCACTCATTTCTGGCAAGGGCGATGTCATCGGCAACACCATCAACGCAAGGAACGCAAACCTTTCTACCGTGTCCGACATTACGCAGGCAAGGGCGAACGCAGAACTGCAAAGGCAGAGCGGAAACGCCGCATTGCTTGGTCTTGCTGGCCAGGTCATCGGTGCAATTCTGTAAGGGGGAATTATGGCTTTGAATATCGATTGGCGCACCCCGAACGTGCGTGACATGAACGTTAACTCGGTGATGGAAAGCAACCGTCAAATGATGGGCCAGGCCGCACAGGGCATAGGAACGTTCATAAAGAATTACAGGAAGTACAAGGCTGACCAGGAGATGAAGGGCATTGTCAATGACTTCAATGCTGCCAAGGGCGAACGTGAAAGCCGCATGCAGCAAATCCTGCAGCAAATCAAGCAGCTGGAAGCCGACAACCAAAGGCTCCGTGCAGAATATGACCAGCCGCAGGGCGACGAGATGGCTTGGAACTTTCGGCGCTAGAAGAGGAGGTAATCTATGGCAAAGAAGCCTAGCGCAGAAGACTACATAAAAGCCCTTGTCGCCCTGTTCGGCGCTGGCGCCGCTGGTGTCGGAGGTGGGCTTGGTGGATACGGTGGAGGCTCCGCAAGGGGTGCCTCTGGAGGTGCCGCTGCCATCCTTTCTGGTGGCGGTGAAAACCTTAGCCACAACTTCAACTACGACCTCAACTATATTCCTGGCCCAGCCCAGAATAACGGGATGTTGCAACAGGCAATGGCTACGATGTATGGTTATCGCCAGACACCAGAAGAGCATGCCGCAGCATTGAAGCGTGGAAATGAAAGCGAGCTTACGCAATGGTGGGATGATGACAGGCCTAGGGCAAACTTCACCCCGTCTTCTTCCGCAGTTTCTGGCATAAGGATTACCCCGAAGGGAATTATCCAAATCCGTTTTGGCCGTGGGAACAAATGGTATTCATACCGTGGCGGACCTACGCCTAATGCGGCAGCAGAAGAGGCCATGAAGCTCATAGGGAAGAACGGGCAAAGTATTGGCCGCAATTTGTTGCGTAAGAGCAGCAAGTACGGACAATGGGCCCGTGACCACTATCTACCAGGGTATTAGTATGGCCGTGTTGAAGTATGACGAAAAGTGCGACGTATGCTCGCTGATGGCCGACTGGCTAACGGAGCACGGAGTGAAGTGCGTCCCCATGGAGGGCGCCTCTTCCGTTCCCGTTTATGCCACGGATGACGGAAAGGTGCATTATGGCGACAGGGCAGTTGAAATGGTCGTCAGGGACTATCCGGGGGTCATCCCGTGCGTCCCGGCGTTCGCCAAGGAGCCCGTGGCCAAGTTCGTATATCAGCTGGCCAGGGTTGTAAGGGCGGCCTGTCCCGGTTGCAGGAAAAGGTAAGAACAGGCGTATTTTTAAATAACAAGAGGATTTCAAGATGAACTATGTAGACGCATTCAGGAACAACCTGGCAACTGGTGTATTCGACCCGAAAAAGGCTAGCCGTGACGACATTAGGACTGCACAGCTTCTGGTTGGCACAAACACGGACGGAGTATGGGGACCGAAGTCACAGGCCGCCCTTGAAACGTTCCAGCAGAACTATCAGGTTCCGCAGGCAGCCAATCCGTACGAAGGGCAAATGCAGTTCCGCTGGCAGGGCATGACTGGCGGCGATGCGGCCCAGGCTTACACGGCGCACGACACGAGGCGCCTTGCCGAGATTGAGCAGCAAATTGCTCGCAATGAACAGAAGATTCAGGAACTCAAAGAAGAGTATGCCAGACTGCAACAGGAAAACAAAGATTCTGTCGGAGAAATGG